TATATAATAAACGATAACAGAAAGGTTACAATGGACTATGTTAAATACTATGAGTTGATAACAGATGAACACGATAAGAAAAGAGTTGTTGAGTTATCAATGTTAAAAGAAGAAGCTATAATGAAAGCTGACTATGATAAAGTTAGTGAAATAGATAGCGAAATAAATAATATAACTAAAGGAGTTAGATATGATGGGTAGTGAATTAAATCAACAAGATTATTCAGATAGCAGACTAGATGACATGCAAGATGTACTAGATTGTGTTGATATGAAAGCTGGTGTTACTAGCTTTTTCAATACAGTTATATCACCATTTGCTGATCATCCAGATTGGTCAATGTTGGCTGAATGGAATGCTAATAGTATTATTGGTGTATTCCAAAGACATCATGAACAATGTATCAAAAGTCTAGATAAAACAAAAGATCTTATGCAGACTGCGTTACGAGAAGATGTTGGTAATGAGATCACAAAGCTAAATGTTGACAAGTTAATCTTTAGACGTGATGCTCAAGAAGTTAATATCAAAAGAGCTGAGTCTATATTGAATGAGTTTCTTCTATGTTATGAAACTACCTTTGGTAAGAAGTTTATGCCTCAAAGCAAAACTCCTGTCAAAGATGTGACTAAACAGATGAAAGAATACAATATGACTAGACTAAAAGAAGCTCTAGGTAAGTAATAATAAACAATTAAACCCGGTACTCTTAACAGGGTACTGGGTTTTTTTTATCGTTACAGCCCATTTTCAAAACGTTCGGCGTTGAAAATCATTGGGCGTTGCTGCCGAAATTATATAACTAATAAACAAAGGAAAATACTATGTTAAATAAACTACAAAACTGGCTAATGAATGTTGCTGCCAAATGGATTTGGATTGCAATTATGTTGCCAATTAGAATCATTCTAGGTTTGTTCTTTGCTATATCAAAGCATATGCCAAACAAGGTTGAATTACCTTACAAAATTGTTAAGAATGAAGAAACTAAAACACAATGGTGGAATAAATGACAGCATACAAACAACATATAATAGATGAATTAGCCAAGTTGCAATTTGATTATGCAGAATGCAGAATTGAAATGGATGAATTTATTTCTGGTATAACTAGACTAGGAGTAGATTCACCAGGCGACATAGAGGAGCATAGATCTAATGCAGAAGAAGCAAGATACGACTACAAAGTATCTCAACATCAAAATAAGTTTTAAAGAAGTATTTGATTTACAAGAAATACTAAAACTATATTTTTTAGAACAAGAAGCATTAGCTTATAAAGATACCAAAGATATTAAGTGTTACAAACTAAACGAAAGATTAAAACATTTAGTAGCTTTGTATGAATTAGAGAATCCTAGTGTTGAGGATTAGTTAATATTGTTAGTTATATTGCTCCCTCCCTCAATCTAAACAGCAAGTTTAGCGTTGCACTTGTAGGATATAAGCAACGCACATAGCTATCCCAAGAAATGAGATAGCTTATATAAACAGAAAGAAAGAAATAACTATGAAAGGTATAGCTATATGAAGTCCGTTATCAAAGAAAAAGCAAAAAATCTACGCACAAACGTAGAGGGGGTAATACCTAAGTTTTTTGGCTTTTTAAAATATATTTTTATAGCCATATTATCTGGATTAAGTTGGTGTTTATACTTTACTGGCTTAATTTTTGATATTTGTAACCATTATGTAAAATTTATTAAACAAACAATAATAAAGGATAAAAATGGCTAATTGTTATTATCATTCAAAATCATCAGTAAAAAAATGGGGTGGTAAAACTACAGACTACCAACCTATACATGATTGGTTTGATGAATCAAAAAAAATTGTTGCACACTATACTCATAGAGCATTACGACATCATGCTGAAGGTTGTTTTGCTGCCGAAAAAGAGTTTGGTACTACTATTACAAATTCTGATGGTAAAGTTGTTCCTGTCAGACTTATTGCCGAGCAACATATTCGTGAAGATCTAGGTTGGATTCCTAGTTTTCAAGATTGGGCAGTACAAATACGAGCAACACAATGGATGATAAGAGGATATAAAAATGTTGGAAAAGATTGAAGACGTACTTAAAGCTTTATACAAACATGGCATTACTAAAATTACTATTGAATATGAAGGTGGTCATGACGAAGGTACATTTGATGAGTGTGTCTTTTACAAAGGTGAAGACAAAGTTACTGTAGAATGGAACAAAGTTATGAATGATGAAAATACTGAATTTGATGATGATAACTTCTTAGGTTTAATCTATTCAGATTATGGTAGATTAAATCAACACTATTCGTTTGCTTCAGAATATTCTTGTCGTGGTACTGTTACTATAAATACAGAAACAGGTGACTTTAATGATAATGGTTTTGAACATACAGAAACAGATACATATCAAACAGGTAATGTATTTAAAGAACAAAAAGAGGTATTTTAAGTGAAACCAAAAGAAAAGAAAGAGTACTTAAAATGGGTTAATAGTTTTGCTAATCAAAAAACTGTTACCACAAAAGAAACCAAAACAAAAAAGAAAGGTAAAGATGAAACCAATAAGAAGTAATGAACTAAACTATCTTGATAATCTTATTAGAGAAAAGTTTAGACACAGAAGACAAAACATTGAATCAGAAATAGAAGCTGCTACTCAAAAACAAACTGATAAAAATTTAAAATCATTTGTTGAAAAATTAGGTGTAAAAGCTCAAATTAAAGCTTTCAAAGAAGCCGATATGAAACTTAAAAAGTTTCAAGAACAAAAAGAATCTTATGAAAGTAAATTGTTTGCAGCTAAACAACACAAAAAAATGGAGCTTGAACAAAAACTTCAGTCTTGGGCTTCTATTAGAGGATGGAAAGGTAATTACAATGATACAATGGAAGTAAACATTAAAGATTATGATGATGTTTCAACTACATTGTTAAGAGCTTGTAAACAAGAAACTAAACAAGCAGTAGAAAAATTACCTAAATATAAAGTAAAACATGATTTAGATTTACTTGAAGAACAAGCTAAAAATGTTTTATATTCTGGTAGAGATATAAAAGATGTATGGAAACATTTAGGTTCTACATTCAAAGCTTCTGGTGTTCCAGTAGCTGCACCTAAAGAGTTTCTACAATTAGAAAGTAAATAATATGGATATAGATAATGAAATAAATTATCTAGCTGAAACTGATACTACCTTTGCTGAACATATGGCAGAGGTAGAGTATCAGCGAGATATGATTAAACATTACAAAGGAAGTTATGTAAATCAATCTGATGTAGCTGTATCAAAAGCTATTGAAAATTTTTACGCTTCCGAAAGTTATGTTAATTCAATTAAAACAATTAATGCTCTCAATATAGATCTTCTTAAATTAAAAAACAAAAGAAGAACTGCCGAAATGAAAATAGAAATATGGAGAACATTAGAAGCATCAAGGAGAAAAGGAAATGTATAACGAACAAGAACTGTACACTTATATTGGTAAACAAATTAAACATGCTAGACATACTACATTTGAACATAGAATTATGACTCAAACAGAATTAGCTAAAGCTGCAGGTTGTACCTTTCAACAAATTCAAAAGTATGAAAGAGCTACCAACAAAGTATCAATAACTAAATTAGGTAAAATAGCACAATATACAAGAAAACCATTAGGTTATTTTATTCCTAATAGTGTAATGAATAGCACTACCATATCTAGTTGACAGCTACCTAAATATACATATACCTAGTAATTATGACAAATAAGGCACTAGGTGAACAGTTTCATAATCAAGTGATACCGCAATTTGTAGCAATAAGAAAACAAATGGGAATATCACAATTAGAAATGGATGAAATATTAGGAGTAGCTAAAGGACTTGTATCAAAATGGGAGTGTGGTATAAGAAAACCAAGTGGCTGGTTATTCTGTTGTTGGGCAGAAGCACTAAATGCCGAAATTGTAATTAAAAAAAAAGAGGTAAAACATGACAGTTAATCCAGAGTTTAATCCTGGTGATATAACAGACGATCCTATTGTAAATGATGTAATCAAAAAAACAATTGATAGACACGTTCAAGGTATGGAAAAGTTTGGGAAGACTATGTCTGAAAACAAAAGACCTACTTCCGAATGGGTAGATGAAACAATCGAAGAACTATTAGATGCTATTCACTATTTAACTAAAATTAAATCTGAGTTTAAAGAATTAGATGCAGATAAAATTAAAGTTAAAGCAGCACTAAAAGGTTTAGGAGAAGGAACATCTACAAATGAAAAAACAGAAACCTAAAGTTGAAATAGATTATACACCTTATCACGTTAGACAACAAGCATGGTATATGTCATTGCTTAAGTTCTATAAAACTATTGAGTTTAATGATAAGATATATACAGACTTTGCTACTAAATTGTTTGCAGGTAAAATAAATCAAAAAATATTAAAACAATTAGATAGTCTTAGAAGAAAACACAATCAACAAGAACAAAAGAAATGGGAAGATATAAAACGAAAAGGTGCAACTCGAGTAGGTTTAAACTTCCGAAATATATACAGGAGTAAAGATGGCAGAACAAGATGAAACAATACAAGAAATACAATCTAAAAATAAACACAATGCTTTACAAAAAATAAGAATGAATGCTATTACAGAAATTGCAGCATTGTTAGGTGTACAAGAACTTAAGTGGATTTATACCGAAATACACAACATGATAGAAGACATTGAAAGGAAGAATAAATGAACAAAGACTTTGATCGTAAGACAGGTATAGGTGGATCAGATGCCACCAGGCTTTACAATGGTGACTGGCACGATTTGTATCTAGAAAAAATTGGAGAGAAAGAATCAGATGATCTCTCAAATGTTTTACCAGTACAAATGGGAGTACATACTGAAGACTTTAACATACGTTGGTTTGAAAAACAAACTGGCATTAAAGTTGTAGGTGAACAAGTATTTATCAAATCTAAAAAATATCCATTTATGTATTGCAATATAGATGGTGTCCTCAAAGAAAAAAAAGCATTGCTAGAATGTAAGCATACCAACGCTTTTACTAATGAAATCAAAACAGCAGAAAAATACAAAGCACAAATACAACATTACCTAATGATATATGGTGCAGACAAAATGTATTTATCTATGTTTTTTGGTAATATGAAATGGGGACTTGTTGAAGTAACACCAGATAAAGAAT